GAGGCGGGCTCCAAGCACTCCCGAGGGGACCGGCTCCAGAGGGTGCATCTCTACTCAACCAACCTGGGCCGACCAGGGGCGCGCCGTTTATTCCGTTCCCCACCGGCATCCCCAACCTCCGCATCCTGATTCGCGGCCGGAAGGTCTGGGACCCGCGCGACAGCGGCCTGGCGATAGCCTCGTCGTCGTTCCTGACGGCGGGGCAGGTAGAGATCGAGACCGTGTCGAGCCACGGTAAGGCGGTCGGTGATACGATCTTCATCGCCGGCCACGCTCAGGAGCAGGAGAACGTCATCTTCGGCGAGTATGTCGTCGAGGCGGTCGGCGGCGCGCGGTACCTCACCATCGGCCAGGTGACGGACACGATCACGGGCGTCGGGACCGGAGGGACGATGTACGACATGAAGTTCCACCACAACCCGGTGCTCTGCATCCTCGACTATCTGGTGAATAAGGATTTCGGCCGGGCGTCGCCGGAGTCGTTCCTGAACCTCCCCCAGATCAAGGCCGCCGCGAACACCTGCGACGAGCAAGTTGAGCTCACCGAAGTCACCGAGAACTTCACCGTTCAGGTTCTGGCGGGAGCGGCCGACGTGTTCACCAGGTCGACGACGTTCTCGCTGAATACGGGAGGGATCGTCCGGGTGTCGTCCGACGGGGCACTGCCCGCGCCGCTGCTGGCGAACACCGACTACTATTACATCAACCTCGGCGTCAAGCCCGAGTTCGCACTGGCATCCACGCTGGACGACGCCGTCCGCCACGTCGCCATCGACATCGCCGATACCGGGTCCGGCACCCACACCATCACGCGGAAGTCCCAGGTCAGATACACCTGCAACGGCGCGTTCACGATTGACGCGCAGCCCATCGACATCCTCGGAGACATGCTGACGAGCTGCGCCGGTACCATCGTCGCGGTCCAGGGCAAGTTCAACATCTTCGTCGCCGAGCCGAGCCCGGTCGTCCATACCCTCGGCGTCGAGGACCTCAGAGGGACGCTCAGTATCGAGGCGGACCCCGACCGTCAGGCGATCTTCAACGGCGTCGTCGGCACCTTCATCTCCCCGGATAACTTCTGGCAGGCGGCGAATTTCCCGCCGGTAAGTCGTTCCCAGTTCGTCATCGATGACGGAGCCGAGATCAACCGCGACATCGAGTTGAGGTTCACCAACGACGTGACGGAGGCCCAGCGAATCTCGACCATCCACCTCCTGCAGTCCCGCGTCGGGATGGTGGTCCTGGCCCCGACGAACCTGACCGCGATGCTCGTCAAGCCATGGGACGTGATCGCCTTCAACAACACCGTGGCGGGCTGGGCCTCCAAGGAGTTCCGCGTCATGGGATGGCAGCTCACTCCCGTCGGCAAAGGGATGGGTCTCGACCTCGACCTACAGGAGTACGACGGCGACGTGTTCTCCTGGCAACGGGGCGACGCCAAGATCATCGCCGAGCCGCCCGCAGTCACCCTCCCGCCGTTCGCAGGGCCGATAAACCGGGACCCCACGTTCAACGGTGATGCCACGGCGGCAGCGGCGAGCTGCGTCGTAGATGGCGTGCGCGACGACTTTTCCAATGAGAACGCTGTCGATAGCGTAACTAGCGTCAATAATAACTTCGACTCGGCTGGTCAGTTCTACTCGTCGGACGCGGTCGACGACATGACCCTGGCCGGGCTCACGATCTGCCCGGCGGTTGATCAACCGGTTCAAGCCCGCCTATGGATTCTCGAGGCCGACATCGATCCGATCGCACTCGGCACGGATATCAAGGCGTTCATCTCGCGGGATGGTGGAGTGACCTTTACCGAGGTCACGCTCACCGACGAGGGCGACTTCGACAGCACGATCACGGCAACACTTGGTCGCCGAATCCTATCCGGCCAGGCCAATCTGTCGAGCCAGTCGTCCGGCACAAGCATGAGCTGGAAGATCACCACCCATAACCTCACGCAGCTAGAGATTCACGCCATAAATCTGTTCTGGAGGTAGCGGTGGCCGGAATCGACTTCGGTGGCCTCATCGGCTCGGCGATCCTCAAGTCCATCACGTCGATGTTCGTCTCCTTCCTGTTCCAGGGCGTCATCAACGCGATCTTCGGGAAGGGCCCGGGAAGCGGTGACTTCGACTTCAAGGCGTTCGAGCAGATAATCCGCTCGCCGGTCGCTCCCACGAGGGTGATCTACGGTCAGAAGCTCGTCGCCGGTCCACTGGTGTTCGCCGAGACGACGGACGGCGACAAGTTTCTCCACCTCGTCGTCGCGCACGCCGGCCACGAGTGCCACGACTTCACGGACCTGTACGTTGACGATCAGCGCATCCCGCCGAGAGACATGAGCGGTGACGAGGTCAGCGCCACCGACTTTGCAGGCTTCGTCCGCCGCACGATCCACCTCGGATCGCCGAACCAGGCCGCGGACTCAAACCTGGTCGCCGACGTTGGTATCTGGACCGCCGACCACCGTCTCAGGGGCATCTGCTACGGGCGCTATCGGCTGAAGGCCAATGAAGTCGTCTTCCGGAGTGTCCCGCAGCCGGCGCGCGACTCTCCCAGAGGCGGGCTCCAAGCACTCCCGAGGGGACCGGCTCCAGAGGGTGCATCTCTACTCAACCAACCTGGGCCGACCAGGGGCGCGCCGTTTATTCCGTTCCCCACCGGCATCCCC